GGGCTCTCTGCAAAGAGGGCCTATGCCTCAGATGGTAGGTCACTTGGTAAAAGTGAAGTGGTTGACGTAATCGTAGAGGATGTTACAATACAAGCTAAACGTAGAAAGAAGATAGCACAATGGTTATATCCAGATTACCATGGCGATGATGTGGATGCTGTTGTAACACGTATGGATAGAAAAGAAGCGTTAATCGTTTTACCATTGTCTACTTGGATAAAAATGATGAAGGAACTAAAAGATGCAAATAAATAAACAAGAAATGGAAGCAATTATTTCATTAGCTAAAAAGATTATAGAACATCAATCTGAAGAAAAATGGAATAAACAAATAAGACAATCTGAAGAAGTAATAGACTCTGTGGATAATCAACCAAGAGTAGGAAACTGTAAGTGTTGCGATGACTAAGTTTACCAATGAAGAACTTTTGATTATTAGGTCTGCATTGCTTAACTTTAAAAACGCACCATTCGTTTCAGATGGTGAGCGTGTAGTTATATCCGATATTATAAAAAAGATATACAATACGTTATTTGAAAAATAGTTTGTTGCCTGGATTTCAAATACTTTGGTTGGCTACTAAAACAAGTAATACATTAGTCCGTATTATTTCGTATTTGGTATTTGGAGATTATTACCAGGCAACAATACATGGAGGAAACATGGCAGATGAAATAAATGTAAGTATAAATGAACAAGGCCAAGTTCAAATATTTAAGAATGAGCATGGAACATTTTATTTATACAATGTAGACTTTTTACCTAACGGTAAGGTAGATGTTGAAAAAGCAGCACAAACAGCAAGATTTCATATGAATAAGTTAAATAAGAAGTCCAAAACAAACGATGAAATATAATTCTGACTTTCAATATGATTTAAAGTTTGGTCAAGAAGGTGAGACTGAAATAGCAAAATTATTAAATGATTCTGAGATTGAAGTTAAACGTGATAGACAAACACAACAAACAGGCAATGTATATATAGAATATGAGTCTAGAGGCAAGCCATCAGGTATTGCTACTACAAAAGCTAGTAAATGGGCATACATATTGCAAGATGGTTGCATACTAATTGTTGATACAGAATTATTAAAAAAAGCATTACGATATCTGATTAAAGCTAAGCTATGTATAAAAGATATGCAAGGCGGTGATAACAATACATCTTTGGGTGTATTAGTAAATGTGGAAAGACTAATGGAAGGAATAAGAAAGGTACGATGAAAGAAGATAAAACATGGTCATTGACCAAAGAATACCAAGAAAATCAAGATAATATCATATTTAGCGAAAGTTTTCCATTAAAACGCATTTTAAGGGAGCTTTCTAAAATTAATGCACAATTGACACCTAAAAAGTCTTCGAAAATAGGGCTAGAATCAAATAAAAAAAATAATTCGAACAAACACTCGACTAAGTAATGAAAGCTCCATATAGGGCGAATTAGAGCCTTAAACCGAATTTTTTAACGAATTATGGTATTATCATCAATAAGAGCTTCTTGTATTCTATCTTCTACCTCTTTACGCTCTTTATTTACTGTATAACCTATTCTATGGAATGGTACACCAGTAATCCAGTCAACTGTCATACTAGGATTTTGATATGAACGATACACATCTCTCAGCAACCTACCACCTGGAGCCCAAGTAGCTAAAGTATATTTTCTAAAGTTATCAAATTCTCCATTCAATAATGCTGTTACAGGAGATAATACAAATCTACTTATTGGAGGAGTTACAATCTGTAATGGTGCTAATGCAGTACTAGGCCATGAACTAAAGAACGCTCTCTTTCTATCTTCCTCATCACCAAACAACCATTGTGCAGTATCTTGCAACCATGAATATGGAGGTGATAATGCATACTCGAACATAGTACCTACGAATATCTGTGCTAATGCCATAGACATTAAATCAGCAGTAAATTGTCTTTCAAATCGTTTATCTGCTGCTGTTTCTTTCATAAATCTAGAATAACTAGCATCTTTAGCTAACCTCATTCTTCTACGTACTGAGTTCCATGCATAAGGATGGAATCTTGTCATAACCCTACCTAATGATGTATTTGAATAATTACTTCTATATGCAGAGTGATAAATATACTGAGATGCTTCAATTCCTTTACGTGCCATTCTAATTAGATATGGGCTATCAAATGGTAACTCACCTTTTTCTATTAATGGTAATACTGTTTGTCTAGCATTTAAATAATGTGCAATAGCAGCAGTACGTCTCAATCTCATTTCTGACTCTCTCATAAAGAATGCACCATATTGTGCTACAGATTCACCAACCTTATAACGTTTAGCTAATGTAGTTATAGTTTCTTTACGTTGTATTTCATATTCAGTAGGATTTATACTTAATTCTGGATTTTCCCTTTCCCACTTAAACATACGCTCTCTAACAGCATTCCAAAATATACCAGATTCACCTTTTTGGAACTCCCTACCTATACCTACCTCTTCTGTGTAGATACCTTCCATTAAACCTTTTTGAATTAAGAATCGTTGTATATCTTTCATGTTACGTATTTTTTCTTTTCTAACTTCTTTCGTAACAGGGTCTACAACTTCGTATTCTACATTTTTAAATACATTATCCAACAACCATTTTTCACTTAATGCTTTACGTAAAAAGTCTCCACCTACATCAGAGTATATATTTGTACCACCACCATAAAAATTAGCAATAGCTGTTTTTGGGTGAAACAGCAAAGATAATAACTCATATCTACCTTCAAAGTTACTAAAAGCATTAATCTTTTTAGCCAACTCTGCTCTTCTCATAGGCTCTGACATCATAGTCATCTCACCTGATATAGGGTCTTTTTTCGTTCCTAAGTCATTCCAGAAACTAAACTCGCCTTCTTTCATTCCTAACATTTTACCAAAACGTTCTTCAATTCTACGAATACCATTTACTGCAGCTTCATCACTAAATGTATGAAACAATGTACCATATCTTTTAATTTTATCTACATTCTTTACATTTGCTAGTTTCTTAGCTTCTGTCATTTTGTAATCTTCTATTCTTTTATTTAGCTCAGCAATTCCTTCGTTATCTTTATAACCTAAGTCTTTATACTGCATCCAGAAACTTTCATTAGGTCTTATCAAATCGTCAACCTTTCTTAAAAACTCTCTTTGTGTATATCCAGGTCTACCAATCTTTGCATATAATACATCTTTATTTAATCCTGCATCTATATATTGTTTTAATAATGGTAACTCTGATTTTTTAATACCATCTAATGTTAAATCTGTAAATGAATCTAACCCCAACTGCGTTTGTAATGAACGCTGCATAAACGCTGTCCATTTGTCAGTGTGGTCTAAATCGTTTAACGAATTCTTTCTCTGGAATCTTTGTATGTATAATGAACCTCTAATAGATGCTAATGTATCTGTATAGGTTTTCATAAACTTTTTATGGTAAACATCCAATGCATTATTTGTTTTGTCATAACCAGGTAAGATATGTTGACTTCTTGATAAGAAATTACTTGGCATTACAACACCAGGGAATGATTTACCACGTGATATATTGCTGATAAATGTAACCAACCCTTCTCCAGACTGAGTATCTTCAAAATCTTTTAAGCTCATTCTGCTTGTTAAATCTTTTTTATATTCAGATATAGCTTTTAAAATAAACTTATCCATATTTCTGTCTTCTTTAGGTGTGGTTAAAAACTCTACTTTAGTTTGTTTACCAAACTTGTTGAATCCTACTTTATTTACTTCTTTTGTATACTCGTTTAATAGGTATTTAATATGATTTTCAATATTTACTCTATTACCTCTTAAAGAATTGTAACCTAACTGTGGGTGATAACCATATGTTTTACCATATGTTTTAACCATAGCTGGGTTATTGTTCAATGTAACATTGATAGGTTGAAATGGATTTTCATTTCTATATTTATATCCTGCTGCTATTACTTCTTTTGGTATAGGTTTTTTAGAACTAATTAAACTTTGTATATCAATTCCAAATTCTGTATTTACATTTTGCCTTACTTGTAATTCATATAATATATAATGCAATTCGTTATATCCCATAAGATTGTTTACAGTACCTCCAGTAGTTCTTGTTTCTTTAATAAAGTCTCTAATAGCAGCATGAATACTACCATCAACAATAAATTCGGTACCTTTTATATATTTGTCTACAATCTGTTTTTTAATGCTACTTCTAGTTCCTATAGTTTCTACATCTTTCATTAAGAAATCTGCATACCAATCTAATTTCTTTGTTTTAGCTTGATTTAAACGTACGATATATTCATCTAATGTAATAGTTTCTAATAGCTTAGGATTGTTTTTATCTTTAACTACTACAGTATCACCCATTTCTTTTTTAATTCTAGCTAAATCTTCTAAAGCCTGCTGTTTAGCACCATCGTATAAATCTCTTGAAAACTTATCTAATTTAATATTAAGATTGCTATGCTCTGCTTGAGCTAAAGATGTTGCTATAGTTTCAAGTTCTTTTTTGTATTTAGGCAAGTTCTTATCACCAGCATTTTCAAAATCAAACAATTGAGTAGTTCTATCTGAATCCCAATCCTGTAAAACAGCTGCTATTCTTTTACTATCATCAACTACAGTCTTTAATAGCTCCATAGTATTAGTAGATGTAATAGCTCTCTTTAGTTTAATATCTCCTGTTTCTCTATTAATAACAGGTATATTGTCTTTTTCATAACTTAATAATTCTCTAGGTTGCAAATAGTGTACCCCTAAACTATCGTAAAACATGTAATGCATACGTTTCTTAATTGGGTTTTTACCATACAATACTGCGTCATTTTGTGCAGGGTCGTTAGCATTCTTTATTCCTAAGTATTTACCTAACTTTTTAAAACGTTCTGTAAAAGTTTCTTTTCTTAAATACTTGTCTTTTGCAAACTCACTAAAAGATAACAACTCTCTTGCAGTCATTTGTTTAGCCTCAATACCTAATCCAGCTTTACCTTCTATACCTAAACCAGCAAAGAAATCAGCAATATCACCTTCTAAGTCTGTTAACAATCTAGGATTCTTTCTTGCTATTTCTTTAAAGTTTAATATAGCTTGTGCTTCTACTTCAGATACAACAAGCTTTTCATTTGGTTTTCTCATACTTGTTTTGAAGTCTACAATATCTACTAATGGTTGTGACTTTTCTAAAAACTCAAACTTCTTAGCATCTGTCATTTGATTCACATTTGCAATAATACTTTTCTCTAAAATACTATGTGCTTCTATAGCATCTTCTGTTTTATTTACTAAACGTTCTAAGTTTTGTAGTTCTGCTGTTTCAAACAATATAGACATTTGATTTACATCTTTTCCACGTTTATTAGAAACTTCTTCACCTTTTACGTCAACTTCTTTATAAGGCGTTTTATCAGATACTTTCTTAGATACTATTTGTTTAGGCTCTAATGCGGGATTTGGTTTACTATGTAAATCTGAAGCAGCAGGTAGGTAATCTTTTACAAGTTCTATTTCAGCTTTTGTACTATTTACAATCTGTCCTTGGTCTACAATATCACGTACTTCTTTAAAAAACTCTCTTCTATGTGCACTAGGTATAGATTCAAACCTGTATAACTTTGGTGAAAATTGTCCTATAAAAGATGTATGATAGTTTACTTTATTAATTGCTGACATAACATCTAAAGCATCTGCATTGTCATTAATCTTTTTTGATATTAACTCTGCTTGAGTTTTTGCATAATCAAATGCTTTAATTACACCCTCTGATTGATATTTTCTAAACTCTGTTTCGTATTTACTTAATGTCTCGTTTATTTTTTCAGTCAAGTTTTCATTACGTTGTAAATCATTTCTTAATGATTGAAAATATTTTTGGTCAGGTATTTTATTTGCTTCTCCTAGTATATTAGATAATAATGTTTTACTAAACACATTACTTAACATTTCTTGTGCTTCTGGCTCTAATTCAACTTTTCCTATACGTTTTAAATCATTTTCTCTGAAACTTTTTATTGCTGCTTCTGCGTCATACTCTCTAATATTTTGCGATGCTAAATTAAAGTTTAAACGTATTTCATACGCTTTACTAAGAATTTGTTTAATCTTGTTATCTAACATTTTTACATCTACAAGAGGAGACAATGCAGTTCTTAGTTCATTGTATTTAACAGCAATATTACTTAAACTAGCTACATTTAAAATAGTTTCATACAATGCTTGTTCTTGGAACTGTGGTCCAGGTTTTTCTTTACCACCTTCCATAGCATTGTAAAACTCGTTAGAATATCTTGTTTCCCATAATTTTTTCAATTCGTTAACAGCAATATCTTTAGGGTTACGTTTTCCTGAAATATCCTGAAATATCAATCTGTTTAACTGAATATTTGCATTCAACATATCATTCTTTTCTAAAAATTTATAAAAGGCTTGTTCAGATATCTTAGCCTGTGCTTTACCTAAGTTAGCAAACAATAAAGAATAATTCTCTTTAGGTATAATTCTCATATCTATAGATAAATCTCCTTTATGTCCTCTATCTATTGATGCACCTTCTGTAAAGTTTTTAGCAATATCTAAATAAAAATCATTACCACCCGTAAAACTAAAATCAAATTTTTGTGCTAACTCATCTAAATTGCCCATTCTGACAATATTACCTTCATTGTCTTTAGGGTCTTTAATAGCATTTTGGAAATTAGTCTTATGTTTTAAATAAGACGCTCCATCTCTATGCACTTCTAAACTATAAAACTTATTTAAATCTTTTTGGTTTAATGTTAAAACAACATTTTTATAAGACATTTCACCTTTAGCCATTACAGGCATTTCAAAATCAAAAGTATATTTATTAGGCTCTACATTAAGTAAAGTAGCTTTTATACTTTTAGTGTTAGGATATATAGACAAATCTCTAGGCAATCTTCTGTATATAAAAGAAGGATATCTTTTTAAGTCGTATTCTGCAGATAATATTTTTCTTTTGTCTTTATCTGTCATTTGACCAAACAACTCTCTATCAATAGACTTTACAGCTAATTCACGAAGTCTTCTTAAATTTGATTTTTCAGAACCAGTATATAAAGAAAATATAAATTTATCTCCTAGAAACATATACTCGTCAGTAATTTTGTTTTTTAATTCTACAAGTCTACTTTGACTACCAAATCTTTCACCTTCTTTAAACTGTTTTCCGTTTATTAAATTATACCATCTCAACCTACCGTTAAAACTTGAATAAGACCAAAAATTACCACCGCCACTTAAATTACCTTTGTCTACATTTAACAAGTCTCTGCCTGCAGCATCTACTAAAGAAAAATGATTTTGAAATATATCATCAAATTTTGCCGATGTATCTGGATTTTTACTATTTTTTGAACCATCTAAATCTAAATTCAACGAACGCTTAGCTTCGAAATTATTAAAATAAAAGTAACTTTCTTCAAAAGATTTAAAAAATTCACCAGTATCTCTATTTGTCCCAGAGCTAGGAACAATAAAAACATCTTCTTTTTCATTAATAGGTAATCTTTTGTCAGGTCTTTTTTCAATCATATTAAATAAATCATTCATATAATGATTAAAATTATCAGACTTACCCACATTGCCTGCCGCAATAGAGTTTTGCATTTCTTGATTTCTTACACCAGAACCTGTTTTACCAAATTTCATATATGGTATAAACTGATTTATATCTGATTCACGTTCATATCCCCAATTTTTATGGATTTTAACATCAGTTAAATCAATGTCAATATCTTTAATAAATCTAGGGTCTCTAAACGCTTCTATCATATCTTTGCTCATGCCTTGATATATAGCAACAGCATCTCCATCAGTATCTGCACCTGCTAAACGCTGCATATTTCTTGGCGTTACATGCACACCTTTTCCTGGCAATCCTGTAAATCCTACAAACTCTAGTCCTAATACACCACTAAAGTCAGATACAGGACTTCTATTCATAGCAAAACTATTGAATACATCTAAAAACTTTTGTAGCACTTCTTTTGGCTGCTTTGCATCTCTTGCTGCTTCATAGGCTTTCCAAACATCTCCCAGCTTACTTCTTTTACCAGTAGTTGGGTCTACAACAGACATAGCTTTATGTCCTTCATTCAACATAAATGTGTTATCATTCCAACCTTGTGCTCTTAATTTTTTAACTAAAGCAGCATCTTGTGATTGTAGTCTAGGAAAACTAGAACCTCCTGGTACTCTTAGCTTTAACATTCTACCACTAATGTGATTTACTAAAGTATCTTCTATATATCTTTTGTTAATATGCATTGTTAATGCTAATGGGTCATAATTATATTCAGATAAAATATCATTTATACTATCTAAATTTTTCATAAAAGTTTCTGTGCCTGGATTAATTCTGCCAGCAACAGTGTCATGTTGTATTTCTTTATACATATTGTTAAGCAAATGTCTACCTAGTGCTGTATCAGAATGATTATTTATAATGTCTACCAATGTATATAAATCTATATCATGCTGTTTTACTTCTTCTCCAAAAATCTTATTAAACTCGTAATTTCCCTGTTCTTTGACCTTTTCGTTGAATCTAGCCATAACAGCATTATTACCTTCAATAGAGCCCTTTATTAGTGCTTTTTGAGCGTTTAAATAGGATTCCTTAACAAAAGGGTGTCTAACCAATGCAGCACCGCCATGCATTTGTATTACAGGTCTATCTGGTACTTCTATTTCACTATTAATAAATCGTAAATGTTCAGGATTTAATTCTACAATCTCAGGTTCTATAATTTCTTTATATCTACCCTTTTGCAATTCTATCTTACCTGCTTGATGTCTACCATCTCCTTTAATAGCAGATGCATATAAAATTAAATCAGCATTCTTAGTTCTAGCATAATCTTCTAACGCTTTAGATGTAACATGACGTTCTGCTTGTTTTGCTATAAACATACCTCTGTCTTTACTAAACTCTGCAGGTTTCTGTATAATAAATTTTAAATAATTTTGTGACTCTGGTATACCCTTCACTCTAGTAACTTCTTTTCTAAACTCAGGCATAATATGCATACCGCCATCACTATACATTTTACCATTAGCATCAACAAAGTCTTCTATAACAACAGCTCTAAGCTTTCTACCTTTCAAATAACCATCTACTAGTTCTCTATCTAAAGTACGACCATTGTGATATGTTTTATAGTATTGTACACGTTTTGTAGTATCTGGAAAAAATGGTCTACCTGGCTTAGCTCTAGTTCCTTCATGCTTATAGTAAGCAGTTTTAAACTGATTTAAAGTAACATTAGATAAATTGTATGGCAAATAACCAGCATCTTGTAATCCATAAACTAAATTACTAAATGCTTCATTGTACCATAAATCTTTATTTTTTCTATAAGGACTTTCATATTGAGGTATATTAGTTTCTACAGAATTTTTAGCATCTATATCTATAAACCTATTTAAAACAAAACTTCTTTTAGCTCCTTTATCATAATAGGTTACTGTCTTGTCAAAATTTCCAACATCAAACTTATCTAAATTGTATCTGCGTTTTAATACAGTATTAACAAATTCTTGCTTAAATGGTGCATCAATCAACTTTCTTGTAAATATATAACCATTGGTAGGATGTGCCATGTATACATAGTCTCCATCTTTTTGCAATTCTGCTGATACTTCCATTAATTGTCTAGTTCGTTCTAAAGGAGTGTCAAAAATATCTGTATTACTTGTCCAAGTTCTAGATTTTTCACTATTTATTAGCTGTATCATCTTTTCAGTTCCTGGACCATATACTCTATTTGCAAATGTTTCGTATTGCACTAATCTTTGTCTTGTTCCGTTTGCGTCAAACTTTGGAGTTTCATACTTTTTAATAGAGTATGTTTCTTGCTCTACATTATATGTTTTTCCTTTATATTTGTATGGCACTGTTTGCGTAGTAGGTTCTATATCTATACTAATAGACTTAGTTTCTGTTTTACCACTATTTTCAAACCATAGTTTATTAATATCTTTTTGAGTTAACTCTGGATAAAAAGACTTAACAAAAGGTTCAAACTGCTCTATCCTTGTAGCAACCTGTGCACCTTTTTTAACTGCAGCTAAACGCTCCATTGTTTGCCATGGTCTACCAGTTTGTTTTTCTATACCTTCAATAATAGCTTTACTAGAATCAAATTGATTTACTGGAGATGAATCAGAGTCTTTTTCTACAACTCTATCAAAGTCTAACGCCATTTGATTTGGGTCTTCTCTTACGACTTCTGCTGCTATATCTGAGTCAGAAGGAACTTCTTTTCGTCTTATAGATTCTTTAGATAAAGCAAATTCAGTAGGTATTAAAAAATCGCTAAAATCTTTAACTTCTTTCATAGTATTCGCCAAATCTTTTCTTAGTTCTACTATGTCTTGCTCTGATAAATCTTTTACTTTCTTACCGCCAAATCTTTCTGAAACTTCTTTATCTATAGTAAAATCTGGATTATATAGGTTTTTAGATATATATTGACCTTTATTAATTACATGCTCTTGACCTAGTGTATTTTCAACTACAACTCCATCTTTATCTATACGTTTTACTGTAACTTTTTCAATAGCACCTAACTTAGTAAACACCTCTACTTCTTGCCCTGTTTCTAATTTAGTTAAATCTACATCAGGCAATTCTCTTCTACGTTGTCTTTCTCTTTGTAAAAATGATGCATTAGAATCTTTCATTTTTTCTGCAGCTTGTATCAAAGCTTTTTGTATTTTATCACGAAATTCTCTTTTGTTATAAATACTATCAGCTACTTCTTTAGGAGTATCTTTATCTAATACGTCTTTCATGTTTTCAAAAAATGATTTAGCTAAATCGCTGTCTTTCTTAAACTCGTTTGTCATCCAATTAGTAAAATATTCTTGCTCTCTCTGTTTTGCAAAGCTACGCTCTTTAGGTCCCCATGTATTCCAGGCATCTAACTTCTCAACTCTTCCTATAGGAGCATTTTTATAAGTACCATCTTTTATACTTTCTAATACTGGTTGCCATACTTTGTTACCTTCTGCCATTAAAGCTTGATGTACTTTTTGTTCGTGTTTCGGTTTACCGTTAGCACCAAAGAAAAACCCTAATAAATATTCATATATTTGGTCTGCTGCTGGAGCACCCTGTGCAGTCATAGGTACACCTGTTGCTAAACTACCTGCAACACCACGAGAAACAAAGTCTATTGCATCTGCTGTTCCAGGAGTAATTCCAGCTTCATCTGGCATTAATTTTAATACAGCATCACCTAATTTCTTTTCTCCTTCTAATCTTATTTTTGGATTCTTAGATAAAAATAATTGTCCTATTCTTAAATAATTACTAATACCACCAAACACTAAACCAGCATATCCACCATGTATAGTAGCTTCTCTTACTGCTTCCCAATCACCTGCTACTGCAGATTTACGACTAGATACAGCCATAGCAGCACCAAGGTGTGCACCCTGTTTAATAGTATCTAACATATCATCTGACATCTTAGACATCATCCAAGAGTTTTTTAATCTTTCTGAGTTACCTAAACTTTTTTGTACTTGTTCTATAAACATATCTGCTGCCTTCATAGGAACAGATTTTAATTTTAATTGACCTGAAACAGGGTCTTTAGATGAGAATGGTTTTAAATATTTTTTTGTAGCAAGTGTAGATAGTCCTTCATTTAAAGATTCTGCAGCATTTAGTCTTAATGCGTTGACAGCCTTCAAAGAGCCTTTACCAGCAATTCTTCTAGCTGCACTACCAGGAACAGTAGCACCAAAAGATAATACACCAGCAATAACATCAGGTGCAAATCCAATCAAATGTCCTATTCTGTTTAATATAGATTCTGTTTGTGTTTCAGGGTCATCAGCATAACCAAATGTAGTAAATCCTTCTACAACACCAGAAGTAAACTGATTCACTGCAGATATAAGTTTATTTTCATCGTCTTCTAAATTACGTTTAAATGGTACATCTATTGACTTTGCAATAGATTCTAAACTATCTACATCTTCTACAGAAAACGTTTCAGGCTTAGTGTTATAAAGGGTTGTAGAAACGTTCATAAATTGCTGGTCGTTTATCAAACCCTTATCTCTAAGCGTCTTGTAATAATTGTATGTCGGATTCATTAAATTCCTAAGTAAGATTTAGCAGATTGTATGTTCTTAATGTATGCATCATATAAAGCAAGCTCTTGTTCATCAGCTTTTTGCATTTTAGCTGCAGTAATTGGATTGTTTAAATCATTGTCAAGTTCTACAATCTCTTCCATTAAAGCTTGTCTTCTCTGTCCAGAACCTGGTAAATTTGCTTCATCTGTTTTTTTTAAGTTTGCTAATTCAATATTTATTAGACCCAATCTATCTGCTGAATTTTTTAAAACAACATCAGCGTTAAATTTTTTTATACGAAGAACTTTTCTAAGTGATTGACCAGGAGCTAACTCTCTTCCAAGTAATCCACCTTTTGTATCAAAACCTGCCATGCTACGTAAAGCTAAAGCTGATTCAGCCTCAGTATCTAATATTGTTTGTGCTTGTTCTGCTTTAGCTCTTTTCATACCTTTCTCATATGCTTTTTCTTCAAACTCTTCAGCTATCCTATACTTATCCTCAGCTAATGCAGACTGCATTCTAAGTTTAGCCATCATAGATTCCGCATCCATCAAAAAGTCTTTTTCAACACCTGCTTTAACTTCTAGCTTCTTTTTATAAGCATCTAGCCCTGTAGGCTCGCCTAAAGTTTCTAACTCTGCTCTTAGTGCTCTAAAAGCCAATACTCGTTGTGTAAATAAATCTACTGCCATAATATCCCCTATACGTATTTCATTGTATTAACATCACCGATACTTACCTCTGTAGAAGGTATACCTTGCTTAGCATAAGATGCTCTTATTCTGTCAATGTTAATCTGTTGTTTGTTTAATTCACTCGCTAATTGATTTTGAGTTCCTAGTATTCTTGCTGTAGATGACAAGTTAAGACCTTGTAATTGTGAACCTAATAATCCACCCATAGTTTCTCTTCTTACATCTGCACCGCCATATGCTAGGTTTGTTTGCCCTCCAGCTTCAAACTGCATTAAAGCATTCTCATAAATTCTTTGACCAGCAACATTGCCTTGTGCTCTATATATATCTGCTTGTCTTTCATATTCAGCTATCATTCCTGGAATATCTTCTTGTATTGCACCTATACGCATTCCCATCTCTTCTGTTAGTCTTTTTCTACGTGCTTCTTCTGCTTTTCTAGCACTAAAAAAACTGTAACCACCCAATATAATACCTGCTGCTGCAGCGTAAGGATGGCTTCTAAAAAAACTTCCTACTTTTTCAAAATCAGCCATCGTTGCCCTCCTTATTTAACTTCTTTCTCATTCCAAAACCAAATGCCATTGCTTGGTCTAGTGTAAATCCTTTTGAAACTTCATCCATTAATACTTGATTAAAATCTTCTAACTCTTTTAAATATTCATCACTAGGCTTTGTAGGTGTGCCTTCTAACTCACCTTTTTGACCAGTACCTCTTAATTGTGGGTCTTGTAGAGGTTCTACCTCTCTTAAAAACTCTGGACTAGGTTCAGTAGGAGTATTATCTAACTCGCCCATGCCAGGTTCTATTTGACCCTCTAGCATCGGGTCTACTTTAGTTTTTTTGTCTTGTGCCATTAGGCCTCCTTCATAATTTTAAATATTGCTTCTAAAAAATCTAACACTCTTACTGGTGTTTGCTTAAACCATCTTGAATATTTTAATGTATCTATATTAGCAAACATTATTTCATCCATAGCTTGTCCGTATTTTTTGTGACATAAACACTTCCAAGCAGTAGGAAACTTAGTATACCATCTAGTTCCTAGTTGAAAATTTACAGATACTAATGCTATTTCAAAGTCTTCAGATTTAATGCCCAATATATCGATTTGTTTCTTTGCTGCTTCAACAGCAGTTGCTACATCTTTTTCAAACATTTCATCTAATATGTTTTTCGGTACTTTGTCTCCAACCTTATATTGTTTTAATTCATCAACAGTAAGTAAATGTCCTACTCCTACTGTAGGTTTGCCTAATGTATCTAAATACACTTCTTCTCTAAACCCTTCTCTCAACATTAAATGCTCTTGTAATTTACTCATAATTAATTCCCTGATAGTTTATTTGCATAGTATTATCAGCTGCTGTTGTTTCAAATGTACCAACATTTCTAATATCTGTAAGTAGTCCAGGAACACTTACTGTTTTATCTCCAGGTATAAAATTAATAGTTTGTGCTAAGTTTTGTATATCGTTTAATGTCATTGCTTTGTAATTAAATTTTGGTTGAGTTACATTTAAACCCATGTCTGTAGGTCTACCTGTTAATTGAAAGTCTGTAGCTAACTTAGGCATAAATTTACCCTGTGCATCCATTGTGTAATTAACGCCTTCTGCGTAAGCATCTCCTAAAGATAATTTTGCCATAGAATTAATACTATCTTGTGCATAATTCATTTTAACAGCCTGTCCATAAACACTTTCTGGTTGTACTGCTGGCTTACTAGGAAATAAACCTTCTTTAAATGCAATAGCCTTTGGTGTTAAATTCATCATAGTTCCTACAGACCCTGCTATTTCAGTTCCTAAGTTAAATGCTTGTGTAATAGGGTCATAAAAAGCTGCTTCACTTGCTTCAGCTTTTTGTAGCAATGAACTCATTGCTGCTCTTTGTACTTGTATATCACCTTCTCTAATAGCCATTATGCTTTCTCCATTTCTGCTTTATACCATTCTCCATCTACTTTATGATATAAATACACTTTACCTTCCTCTTTTACAATCTTTCTACTGCCTTGAGTACCCATACCATTTGATGGTTTTTCAGTAGTAACTTGTACAGCAGGTTCCATTTGTTGCTGTACTTCGTTTTTGATATCGTCTAATTCTTTTCTAATATCTGACATTTCATCTATCATTTTACACTCTTTTCTCTAAATATAATCTGTATATCATTTACTTCAAAATTAGTAGCTACATCAGACCCAGAAAATCGTAATCCAAACCCTTTAATTCGGTCAAACCTTTTTTTATCGACAAATTCAGTCTTGGCTTTACGAATTGGTATATGTAGGGTTTTAAAGTTTGTTTCAGAATTACCATCTAATGCAGCTAAAAGCTCTTCTTCTCCGTCATCTCTAAATCCATATAATTCTACGCCATCGCCATTCTTATAGCTCAAATACACGCTTATAATTTTTTTATCGACACTTGGCTTGCCAAAAGTGTATTCCTTCGTTTTAAGGGCCATTTCGTCAATATTAGAGCTATCTAGTTGACTTGGTAATATATTATACTTACGTAATTCAACATTTGTGCTATCATATTTTTCAAAAAATACTAATTCACCAGCATTTGTAGTTACAATATTAGTAATATCGTTTGTAGTAGCACCTTTACTTCTAAAGTATAATGCTGTTGCTTTCATATCAAATGCTAATATTTTTTGATTTTTATTAATAATTACAATCGTTTTTTCTTCTGGGTCAAACCCTATAACATTGTTGACATCATAATAATTATCCCAAACAACACGTTGTTGTCCATTTCTGTCTAATAATAGGTCTCTAATTTGTTTACCATCATATAAATAAAATCCAAATTTATTAAACCAAGCAATAAATCCTTCACCTCTTAATACATGATAATCTCTTTCACAACCTTTGTACTCTAGTGTTGCCTCTAAAAATTCTATATCTCTTGCAATATTTATAATATATAAATGATTGCGTTTAAACTCTAATAACTTGCTACCTAACGACTCTAATGCTACAATGTCATCACCGTCATTAATTTCTACATCTATTCTATTTTCAAATGTAAATGTATCAAAAGCATTCAAGTTTGATTTAAATATTGTATCATTAGCACGTTTTAAATCTTTTGTAATAGGGTCAGTATAACTAACATTACCAATATATAGCCTACGATTTGCAACAGTGCTTGTTTTATAACCAGTACCATATGCACCCATAATATATGTTTCTACATCAATATAAGGCTCTGCTGATACATTTTCTGGTTTATCTTTTAAATCTATATTGCCCAATATAATATGTACATCAGAAATAGTACCCGCTACTCCATATAATAACGACTGAGTTGTTTGGGGATATACATAAATAGACTTACCAGTTGTAGTATGTATTACTGGGTCTGCGTTGTAATATTCATCTCCACCAGCATATCGTATACCTTTTCTAAAATCTATTTCAAACAATAAATATTTAATTTTGTTTTTATTATAATCTTCTCCAGGAGATGTTTGAGTAGTGTCGTCTAAGCTATAATTAGACTTAACTTCATTGTAATATAATTTTACACTTTTAATATTTGATTTATTAGGTACTTTACCCCATATACTTGCATGTATAGATTGATTTGCCTTGCTGCTTTCAAGCCTAGTTTCAAATTTTAATGGACTACGTTGATTGTCTAAATAAACTACTTCACTAAATATGTTTACCAAACTATCTGTAGTTGTAAAAAATGTTCCAGAGTCGTCATCTGGTAAAATATTAGTATTGTCATATGGTCTTGTTCCAACCCAAAATGCTATATTAATAGCACCTCTAGATGAATCTGCACCAACACCATCTACTACATAAAAAGGATTAACACCACTTTGCGTTACAGGTATACTATGCACTTCACCCCAAGTTGTATAATGTACAAAATTAATACTATTACCGTTAGCAGCTCCGCTAGTTCCCCATACACCTCTATCTACATTAATTACATTATTTGAATTGTCTACAGATGTTACGTGTAAATATTCATTACCTGCTAATAAAAGGTCTCCTATTTTAAAAATACTAGCATCTGTTACTGTTATGTCAGTTTCGTTTGTATCTAAAGCTTCATTAATGTCAACTCCACTATCAGTAAAAAAAGTAGTAGTACCAGTATTTAAATTCCATACTTTTACTTCATTTTCTGTTACCTCTGGTAACTCTGTATCTAATTTTTTCCAACCTATTTCTGATTGCAGTAAGTCATAATCACTAGAAGCTTTTAACACTTTTGAGCCTGAAGCATATATAGACATACCACCAAAAGCATTAAATTGTATTTCAGTACTAGTAACACCTGTTAAAGTTACTGGATTGCTTGTAAATGTATTACCAGAAGTGTATTCAAACTTTACAATATCTCCAACAGCAAAGTCACTACTTTCATCAGTGCTTGTTGTTTCTGCTGATGTAGAACCTTCTATTACACTTGTTTCTAAAGTAAATCCAGTATCTTCAAATAATGAACTGTTAGTATCAGCACCCATATAATAATTCTCATTTACATATTGTAATTTTATAGGTTTGTTTGTTTCTGTAAAATCTTTAGGTGTAATTCTCACAGTTCCATCAACAGCATTATAATCTACCTCAGACCAAGTGTCTCCATAGGTTATATCTGTTCTAGATGAATAAGTAAGTTTATTAGTCACAGTGCCATTTACAGTTTTATTTAACTCAAACGGTTTTACTATCGGTGCATTGCTTGTACCTGAATCAGTGTTAACAAATAATATTTCATTATTCTCAACAACTCCACTTGTGTCATCAATGTCGTAGTCTGCATTAAAATGAAATACACCATTTCCATATTTTACTCCTGTTGCAGTATCTGCTGTTATACTGGTAGTAAAATCATTTACAGCTCCCATAACTTTTAACTTACCAGGAGTTTCTATAGATAAACTATCTAAGTCTTGAAATTGATTATCTTCAATATCACGAGAATTAGTCTTGCTGTTTAATCCGCCACTATAATTTGATATGTTTAATATTCCCTTTGCCACGAAGGTTTATCCTTTTTGTTTTTTTACTACTTAAATTAAACTTTCTTCTAGTAGAGTTCATAGATACACCAGTAGATGATTTGGATACGTCTTTACTTGTTACCATCTATCATCTCTCCCCATAAGGTTGTTTTACCATCAGTTATCTCTACTACTTCTACTTTAAACTCACCATTGTCAAACCAGTCAACAATAGCAAATGCGTGACCCCAGTTATGCAGTCTACCCTTTAACCACTTGTTATTCTCATGTGACATATCTTTTAAACATCCCATAGACCAAGCACCAATGTTGCCATCAAACTTTGTCATAGTATGTCGTTGTATGTCGTGGGTATGTCCA